GATTATGTCTGTTAAGTCTGATGATGGCTACATTGAGACTGCTGCACTCAAGAAGCACCTGATTGAAGGTGGCTTGACTAAAGCAGAATGTGAAGCCCTATTCCTTAACGGATGGAAAGGCCTAAAGATGCTCCGTGAGACGGACGTCAAGGCAGAAACACTAGCTGAAGCACTCAAGCGCTTTAAGCTGTAAACAGTTTGGGGCGGAATGCCTTAATAACACCGACCAACCCAAAACCCTAAGACTAACGTGTAGTGGAATGCTACCCCTATGTCTCTATCATCTCTGAAAGGATGACCATGACTATTGAAGTAAATGAAGCCCTTGAAGCTATCAAGGCACAAGTGTCCGAGAAGTTCGAAACAGTAGCTGCTAAGGCAGACCTCGAAGCTCTTGGCACAACCAAAGCAGACACAGCATCTGTTGAAGCACTCAAGGGCCACATTGAAGCTCTTGAAGCTAAGTTCGATGCTATGCCAGCACCATCTATCCTTAAAGCAACACAAGCGGAAGTTAAATCCATGAATTCAGTATCCGAGGGCTTTGCAAAGTCATTTGAAGCAACAGGCAAGAACCACTTTGACGTAGAGCTTAAAGCTATTACTGAAGGCCGTGACGTCACTGGTGGTGCCACTGAAACATTCGGCCTGATCGGTTCGATGTTTAACAGCAACCCAATTCGTTCAGTAGCTTCCGTTATGAACACTACAAGCAAAGCCATTGACCTGCCAGTTCGTGCTGGTTCGCATGGTGCTCAGAACGCTGGTGCGACTAAGGATGTTGCTGACAACGGTAACGCAAGTGTTGGCGTCACAACTTTGATCGTTCAGACTTACAATGCACGTGCAGATGTGACCATTGAAGCTGTTAACGACATCCCGGGCTTTGACCAGTTCTGGGCGCAGGACATGCTTGCTGAAGTAGCATCTATTGAAGCTGCTGAGCACGTTACTGAGCTTGCAACTATGACTGCTGGTAAGGTTGCAGCTTCTGCTTCAGTAGTAACTTGGGACGAGATTGTCGACCTGTACTACTCCATTGAGCCAGCAGCTCGTGTTGGTGGTGCCTTCATGTTCTCCAGTGAGATCATGGCACAGTTGCGAACACTGTCCAACAGTGGCACAGGTTCTGAACTGTTGTTTGACCCACAGCTTGGTGGTTTCCGTTTGTTCGGTGCCCCAGTGTACGAGAACGGCTACATGGCCGCTCCTGCTGCTAACGCTATCACAGGTGCCTTTGGTGACTGGAAGCGTGGCCTTGTTATTGCGCAGCGTGCTTCTGCTTCTGTTGGTCGTTATGACCAGACAGTTCCTGGTAAGTACGCTTACTATGCAGAGTTGCGTTCGGGCATCTCCAACTGGGACAACTCAGCTCTGAAGACACTGAAGATGGCTGCTGCTTAAACCTTAACCTTGTTGGCCCCTGAGCACTACGCTTGGGGGTCACCTCAACTGTAAGGAGAAAGCATGACTACTTATCAACTGGTAATGAACACAAGCAGACCCATTGTCACGGTTCCTGCCACCACATCACTTGTGACTGTAGCAGACCTAAAGACCCACCTTCTGTTGTTCGGTGACACTTCCTATGACACTGAGCTACAAGACATCCTTCTTACTGCTGAGGGCTTTATCTCTGACTTCCTAGATGATTATCTTGTTAGCACAACAGTGCGACAGAACCTATACGCCTTTGGTGATACTACTTTGCACCACAAGAACCCTACAAATGTTGTAGTATCCTATTGGGACACAAACAACACAGCACAAGTCTGGGCATCTAGTAATTACGTTATCGACACGTCTGATGTTTACCCTACTATCCTCTTTAGTGCTAATCCTACTGGGCAGTCCACTAAGTTTGCTAACAAAGGTTACATCACCTATGACACAGCTTTAACACCAGTCCCAGCTAAGATTAAACATGCAGTCCTTCTGGTAGCTGCTGAACTGTTTGAGAACCGTAACAACTCCACAGATAAGAAGATGGAGAAGGTACAACTGACAGCTATGAGATTGATGCAATCCATCAGGGGGTGGTAGTATGCTAACATTCCCAAAGAAGGCTGAGTTCTACACAAAGTCTGACACCTATAATGACTATGGTGAACCAATCTCCACTGGTGCGCTTTCGTTCACTACAGGTGTTCGCATGACCACACTATCCTTTAAGGACATGGTTAAGGCCACAGGCACTATCGACACTAGCAAGTTCTTTGTGTTCACTCGCAAGAACCCTAACACACTAGCTATTGTAACTGGTGACTTTATGAAGGTTGATGGTCAAACCTTTGAGGTAACAGGGGTTGACCCTATCTATGGCAAACGCTCTGAGATTACGTTCCTTGTGGACCTAGTTGAAGACCCTGTGGTTTAAGGAGGTAACATTCAACTAACAAAAGACTTCGCAGCTAAACTAGCGACAGCTACCTCCCCAACACGAGCTTTCCCAGCTATCTCTAAGACCACAGACCTTCCTGCTGTAGTTTACTCAGGTCGTGGTGGTATCAGAGAGGCGTTCTATAGTGGTTCCTATGGGCTACGTGAGACACGCTTTCAGGTTGATGTTTACGCTAAGACCTACACTGAGGCTACAACTCTAAAGGATAGCATCCTAGCGGCCTTTCATGGCTTCTCAGGAGCTATGGGTTCCTCCATTGTCAGCAGGTCAACTGTAGACAACACCCTTGAGAACTTCACTGATAGCGATGAGAAAATCTATCGCATCATCATTGATATCACTTTACTCGATTAATAACTCCCTAGAAAGGATTTACCTATGGCTTCTGTTCAAGGACGTGCCGCTGGCTTTATCGCCACACTATACTACTCTGCTACTGTTGATGCAGTTAAAACTATTGCATCTATGGCTACAACTGCTGCTTCTGGCAACGAGGTGCTTGATGTTGCGGACATTGGTTCGCTTAACAAAACCCGTACAATCATTGACATTCCAGTCTATGGTGATGACGTTAAGGGCAAGCTTCCAGGTCAAGTAGACCCAGGATCGTTTGACTTCAATGTTACACTTAACCTTGATGATGCTATCCACACAGCTTTGCGTGATGATGATGGCCTCACTATCCACACTCTCGTGATTAAGTTCACACAGGGTGCTAACATCACTTATGCAGTCTTTGATGGCTACATTGCTGATGCTACAGTGAGCCAACCGATTGACGATCGTATCCAGATGGATGTGTCTATCGCTCGTGCTGGTGCTATCACATGGCTTGATGCAGCTTAACACTTTGGCCCCTGCTTAACTGTGGGGGCCTCCCCATTCACAAGAAAGAGACATTATGACAACTACAAAGACAATGATTGATGATACGATCTTGCAAGCTATGCTTTCACAAACACAGTATTCCCAACCAGCTCAAGAGGAAGAGTTCTGGTTCTCACGAGCTAACCAAAAGAAGATGGTGTTTGACCTTGGGGCTAAACTCTTAGTCTCTGAAGAGATGACACCACAAGAAGCCATTGAGATGGCCCAAGAGTACGTTGACACATTCTACAGCACAACACTGTCCCCTAGTGGATGGAAGAAGGAATAACAGATGGCACAGTTAGCTAAGGTAAAGAACAATAAACCTCTACCTATTGGTGTCGAAGGCATCTTCATTCACAATATGCCAGCTAAGAAGATGAACGACATCTTTGGTAGTATCACTGAGCGCATTAAGACTGAGCCTGATGTTGTTATTGTAGAGTTATTCAATAAGCTTATCTGTGATGACAAGGGTGAGCCTTTTGAGGATGTTGCTACCTATGATGCTATCCTTGAGGTGCTTTCGCTTAAAGACATCCAAGGGATCATGAACGGCATTGCTGAAACAATGAACCCGAATGCTAAAGACTTGGGAAAGTAAAAGCACAGTGGTTAACCCAAGTTAGAACCTTTATGCTTGCCAATGGTTCTAGCTTGTCCACTGTGGATGATCTTTCACTAGAAGATGCCAAGGCCCTCTATGTTACCCTACAGGGTGGCTTGTGGGGGCCTTATGGGCAAGCCTATCAGGTCTATTCGCTATATTGCTCTCAGCATCTCCAGAAGGAGGTTGCTGTTGCTGTAGCTCAAGGTAAGAAGTACAAGGCAACCCCTGTGCTAACTTTTCACAAGATGTTCCCAATCGTTGAAGACTTCCACTCTCTTGGGCAAGGGCAAGCAAAACGAGAGCGGTCTAAGAAGGACCATCTAGCTTTGCAGATGCTTTCTGTATTGCCCTCAGAAGATGCACCAGCATGGATTAAGGAATTAACATAATGTCTTCCGATTACATTGAGGTAAGGGGCCTGAGGGAGCTTGAGGCGGCTCTCTTAGCGCTGCAAAAGGAATACGGTGGTAAGGCTGCTCCACAGGCTATGAGGCCCGCTGTAGTGGCTGCTATAAAGCCTATAAAGCAACAGGTAACTCAGGGCACCCCAGTTGACCAAGGTACTCTAAGGGACAGCACAAAGGTCACCATAGGTGCACCAACAAAGAAGATGCTATCTAGCGCCCACTATAACAACACCACAATCATCGCAGGACGTGCAGGTTGGTTCTGGTCTAGCCCAAGTCTTTGGTCACAAGCTCTAGCTGTTGAGTTCGGTACACAAGAGGTGGCAGCACAACACGTCCTTGAGAGTATCTTTATGCGGGAGCATATGGGGATGCTCAAGAGGTTTAAAGATACACTGGGACCAGCTATTGAGAAGAAAGCTAAAGCCCTCAACAAGAAGCGAATGAAAGGCTAGACAATGGCAACTATTGCAAACCTATCCATTGGCCTTAGCGCCGATAGTGCTAAGCTAAAGAAAGACCTAGATAAAGCCAAAGGCCACTCTAAGAAGTGGTCTGACGATCAGAAGAAACAGTTTGCAGCTATGAAGACCTCACTTATGGCTGTGGGTGCTGTAGCTTCTGTTGTAGGCCTAGCTATAGGTAAGGCCCTTGGTAGCGCAACAGGTGTAGCTAAAGAGCTAAAGGTTATGTCTGACTTAACTGGGGCTTCCACTGATCGTCTACAAAGGATCACACCAGCCCTTCTTAAAGCTGGCATCTCTATGGAGAAGTATTCTGACATCATTAAAGATGTTAACGATAAGACCCATGACTTCCTCCAGAATGGTGGCGGTCCTATGGTGGACTTCTTTGATAACATTGCTCCTAAAGTGGGCATCACTAAGGATGCTTTTGTAGGGCTATCAGGTGAACAGGGACTTCAGCTATACGTCAACTCATTAGAGAAGGCTAACCTGTCCCAAGAGCAAATGACCTTCTACATGGAAGCCATAGCCTCTGATAGTACAATGCTGCTACCACTACTCAAGGACAATGCTGCTGGTCTTGATGAGATGGCAAGTTCAGCAGGTGTGTTGCTGAGTGAGGATACTATTGCAAATCTAACATCTATGAGTGCTGGCTTTAATAACATTGGCACATCCATAACCAACCTGATTGCTAACAACCTCTCTGGCTGGATTGGTGGTGTCTCTGAGTACCTTATTGCCTTCAATGACCGAATGGCTGGGGCTGACACAGCTACAACAAGCCTTGGCACTGCTACTGACAACGTAGTCCTAGCAATGGGTGATGAGATCACACAGGCTAACCTTCTGTTTACCCTGATGGGTACAGGCACAACTATGAGTCAATCTGCGGCTGTAGCAAAGCTATCAGAAGCTAGGGCGCACCTTCGTTCTGCTGAAGCTAAACGTGATGAGGCTAAGGCTGAAGCAGCACTACAGATGGTGATGCTACAGTCAAACTACATGCTACAGCGTGAGGGCCTTAATGCAATCAGGGAGGGTACTGATGCATATGAGGAGCGTGAGCAGTCTATTGCTGGCATCCTGACTGACATGAACAGTATGAACAACCTGACAAAAGGTTTAGACAAAGGCTTTGCAGAAGCAGCCGCAGAGGTTGAGCGTATCCAAGCAGCTATTGATGGTGCAGTTGATGGCATGGTTGTCTTTGATGGTCAGCTTATCACAGCAGCAGCACTAAGTGACCGAATGGCTGTGGCACTTAGCTCAACACGACCACAGATGCGACCAATGGA